GTAGCGTCAGAGGCGGCAACAGAAGAGGGAAAGCCTGAGTGGTTGCCAGAAAAGTTTAATACCGGCGAAGATTTGGCAAAGGCTTATTCTGAGTTGCAGAAAAAGTTTAGCCAAGGAAAGCATAAAGCCCCAGAAGAGTACGATGAAACCGTATTTGCCGATGCTGGTATTCCAGAAGATGACGAGCTTTATACAGCATACAAAGACTGGGCTAAAGATAATGGGATTAGCCAGTCGGCGTTTGAAGAGCTTGCCGGTAAGTTTATTGCAATGGCTGGCAATGAAGCACAAGAAGCCGAGATTTCATATAAAGAAGAATACGAAAAACTGGGCAACAATGCTGACGCAATCATTAAGTCAATGTCTGACTGGGCATCGAGCCTAGTCCGCAAGGGCGTTTGGTCTGAGACTGATTTTGAAGAGTTCAAGATTATGGGTGGTACAGCCGAGGGCATGAGGGCTTTGCAAAAAGTTCGCAGCTATTATGGCGACAAGGCTATCCCGGTAGACGTTGCGCCTATGGCCGGTGCGCCATCAAAAGAAGAGTTGATGGCAATGGTCGGAAAGCCTGAGTATCAAACAGACCCAAGCTATAGAATGAAGGTTGAGAAAATGTTTGAGCAGGCTTTTGGCAACGAAGAATACTCGCCAACATAAAGGTCAAGAGGGAACTGTTTACAGTTCTCTCTTTTTTACATATAATCCCTATTGACAGACAATCGTCTTTCGACCTGTCGCAAACGCTTGGGGGCGTAGCGTGTATGCCCAAGCCGCAGCCCGAAAGGATACCTGCTAGGCGCTAATCGTGTTTTAACTTTTACAAAGGAATAGGAAAATGGCAGTAGGCATTTCCAATGCTTTTGTGCAGTTGTTCGATGCGGAAGTGAAGCAGGCTTATCAAGCATCTCGTGCTTTGGCTGGCGTAACTCGCGAAAGAACAAGTGTCGAAGGCAATCAGGTGAAATTTCCAAAGATCGGAAAAGGCACCGCAACAGTTCGCGTTCCGCAAACTGACGTGACCCCTCTTAATGTGACTTACTCACAAGTCACAGCAACAATGTCCGACTTTATCGCTGCTGAATACAGCGACATCTTTTCACAGCAGAAAGTCAATTTTGACGAGCGCCGTGAATTGGTGCAAGTAGTCGGGGCAGCTATTGGTCGTCGTATGGATCAGCTTGTTATTGATGCACTCAATGCAGCTTCCTCACCATCGACTGTGGCAACAACTGTTGGTGGTTCAGGCACAAACATGAACCTTGCAAAGCTGCTTGCAGCTAAAAAGGCTCTGGATGTGAAAAACGTACCAGCAGAAGGCCGCTGCATGATTATTCACGCAAACGGTTTGTCAGCATTACTTGATGAGACAGAACTAACCAGCAGCGATTTTGCTACTGTGAAGGCTCTCTCAACAGGCGAGCTTGACACCTTCCTTGGCTTTAAGTTCATCACACTTGGTGATCGTGATGAAGGTGGCCTGCCTATCCCATCAACCCGCACTTGCTTTGCGTTCCATCGCGATGCAATCGGTATGGGCATTGGCATGAACCAAAAGTCTGAAATCAACTACGTTCCTGAGAAAACGTCATTCCTCGTTTCTTCAATGTTCTCCGCTGGTGCGGTTGCCATTGATGACGATGGTATTGTCAAAATCTCAGCGACTGAATAGAAAGGAGATTAGTAATGGCTTTCTCTTCAGCAGGATGGAATGTTATTGGTGCAGCAAAGAAGGGCAACGCCCCATCAATGTACACCTATACATCAGCAGACGCGATTGCGACTGTGAACACAGCCGGATATTTCAACGACTTGTCAGACACAGTGGCAGTTGGTGATGTGATCTTTGTTCACGACAGCGGAACTCCAACAATGTCAATCGTTGTTGTTCTGTCAAACGCATCTGGTGTTGTTGACGTATCAGACGGCACGGCAGTATCTGTCGCTGACGCAGACTAATCTAAGTGGAGCCGGGCAACCGGCTCCCTTTCCCTATTTTGGAGTAACGCAATGGCGGCTGGTGATACCAAACTATCAATTTGTTCTGATGCTTTGATTATGTTAGGTGCCGCGCCCCTATCATCATTTGCCACCGGCACTGATGAAGCGCAAGTTGCTGATCGTTTATATGACGATGTTCGCGACACGCTCTTGATGCAGTATGCTTATTCTTGGTCTGTGCAAAAAGTGCAATTAGCGCAGCTTGCCAGCACACCAATTAACGAATGGAAATATACCTATGCGCTGCCGGGCGACATCCTCGGCAACCCAAAGGCTGTGTTTAACACAAGCTCTGTCGGCGCAAATACTGTTCGCGATTTTGAGGTTTACAATCTTGGCCTTTACACAAACTACGAAAGCATTTGGATTGATTACCAGTTCCGGCCAGAACCAGCTATTTTCCCGCCGTATTTTGTGCGGTTGTTAAAAATGGCTTTGGCGGCAGAGTTTGCTGAGCCAATCACTGACCAGATAGCCAAAGCTGATTATTACCACGCAAAGGCTTATGGATCACCGTCTGAGAATATGCGCGGTGGTCTGGTTCGTGTGTCTATTAACATTGACGGCGCTGACCGCCCGGCACAGCAAATACAAGAGTTTCCGATTTCAGATATAAGGTTCTAGCATGAGCCGCATTATCCAAATCCAGAATGACTTTACCGCTGGCGAGCTAGACCCAAAGCTGCGGTCGCGCACTGACATCAGCCAATATAAGTCTGGCCTGTCAACTGCGCGGAATGTGAGCATCCAGCCACAGGGTGGGGCAAAGCGGCGTGATGGCACCAAGTTTGTTGCAGAGCTTGACAGCGGCGCAGCAAACGCAGTGCGTATGGTGTCGTTTGAATTTAGCATATCTGACAGTTATATGCTGGTTTTTACGCCCGGCAAAATGTATGTATTCAAAGACGGCTCGTTAATTACCAACATTAACAGCAGCGGCAATAATTTTTTAGCTGTGGCTAGTCTTACCAGCGCTATCTTGCCTCAAATGAATTGGGTTCAATCAGCAGACACAATAATTGTAGTGCATGAGGATTTGGCACCAACAAAAATTGTGCGGGGTGCGGGCGACAGCACTTGGACTGCTAGCACAATTACATTTGATTTTGTGCCAAAATTTGCGTTTACCTTAACGGCAACAACTGGGTCTAGTTATAACACTGGCGTTTCACATGATCACCTAGAACCGTCAGCGACATCTGGCAACATGACAATAACAGCAAAGCACAGCGGGTCTGACGCTAATATATTTACCGCCGCTGCCTCTACATATATAGGTCAGTACATAAACGTCACACCGTTTGGCCGCTTGCGTATAATTCGCAAAGTAAGCGCGGCAAAGTTAGAATGTTTTGCGGAAGTTCCGTTGTTCGACACTGGTAACATTGATGACGCAGATTGGGAATATGAAGAGGGTTACGAGGATTCTTGGTCAGGCACTAGAGGCTATCCCCGCAGTGTAACATTTCACGAGGGGCGTTTGTATTTCGGTGGCACAAAACAAAGGCCATCAACCATCTTTGGATCGAGGGTTGCGACCTTCTTTAACTTTGACCCCGGCGAGGCGCTTGATGATGCGGCAGTTGAAGCGACACTAGACACCGGCACATTTAACGCAATTGTTGATATTTTCTCTGGTCGTCACTTGCAAATCTTTACAACTGGCGCAGAGTTCTATGTGCCACAAACACTAGACACGCCTATTACACCTAGCAACCTTATCGTCAAACAGCAGACTGCTTTTGGCAGTAAGCCGGGCATTAGGTTGCAAAACGTGGACGGCTCAACCTTGTTTATCCAAAGGCAGGGCAAGGCTATCCAAGAGTTCATTTTTAGTGACTCTGTGCAAGCGTACACGTCAGCCAAGATTTCGTTGCTGTCATCGCATCTGCTAAAGACACCAGAGGAAATGGCGGTGCGCGTTGCCACGTCAACAGATGAAGGCGACCGGCTGATGCTGGTGAACGGAGAAGATGGAAGCATTGCCTGTTATACCTTGTTGCGAAGCCAGAATGTCATTGCGCCGTCTGAGTGGACGACAGAGGGCGAGTTTTTAAATATTGGCGTTGACGTTGATGACATTTATACTGTCGTTAAGCGCACTGTCGCGCCTTATGCTACAGCAACAATTACTGTGACCGATGCGGCAAACATTGCAAACGGCCAGACTGTTGTGCTGACTGATAACGCTGGTGCCGCGACGACGTTTACAGGAGTTACCGCTAGTCCATCAAACTCGTTACAGTTTCAAGTTGGCGGCTCTTTGACAAATAATCAGGTAGCCGACAACTTAGCCACGGCTATTAACTCTGTTGCTGGGTATGACGCGCCAAACCCTGCGGCCAATGTGGTAAACATTACGCGCACTGTTGCGGGCGGTAGTAATTTAACTATCACATCAAGCGACGCCGTAAGGTTAACAGATGTTGATTTTACAATTGGCGCTACTACCAGATATTATGTTGAGATATTTGACGCAGACGCATTGCTTGATTGCTCAGTTGTTGGAGGTGCAGCATCATCTGTGAACATAAGCCAGCTAGAAGGTGACACCGTCAAAATAATTCGCGACGGTATCGTTGAGCCGGATCAAACCGTAGGCATTAGTCCATTTACCGTAACTTTTGCCACAGCGGCGTCTACAAGCCATCAGGTAGGACTTAACTTTACGCCAGAAGTAAAGACACTGCCGGTCGAGCCAAACCTGCCTAGCGGCTCTCTAAAGGGCTTTAAGAAGCGCATC